TTACCCCAATACGTTATTCATATAAGCTTCAAACCCCGAAATAGAATCTTTATTAATTTTATCGCTGATATGAGAGTAAACGTTAGCAGTGATTTCTATACTCTTATGTCCTAGTCGATCTTGAATGTATTTCATACTTGCACCAGACTCTAATAAAAGAACCGCGTGGGTGTGTCGTAATGAATGTATTTCTAATCTAGGTAAATTTGCTTTCTTAAGTATGCGTGAGAATGCATTGAATAATGTTGACTTCGGCAAGAAATTTCCATCTACTCTTGAAAAGACTAAATCTAATTCATGTTCATATGCATCTTGTAAAACAAGCTTATTAGCATTTTGCCACTTTTTATGTTCGAGTAGCTCATCGATTAATGTTTTAGGAATCATGATAGTACGTTTAGAAGTAAATGTTTTTGTATCTCCAAATAATTCTTTTTTTGTTTTAGCTGTAAAATCTAATGTTTTAGAAATAGTTATCGTATGTTCTTTTAAATTTATGTCTTTCCATTGTAATGCAGCAGCTTCACCTTTACGCATACCAGTATTCAGAAGTGCTTTGAAAAAGATGTAATAAATATAGTTATATTTATAAGAAGTCTTTAGGAAAAGGGTAATGTCTTCACTTCGCATATATTTTAGCCCTTCTCTTTCTTTATTGTTCTTATTTGAAATAACTACTTCTTCACAAGGATTGTTTTCAATCTTTTTTAAGCTAACAGCCTTTTTCATAGCATTATTCATTGTGCCGTGGATAATTTGAACAGTTCGCTTACTGTATCCCTGATCAGTTAGGGAGTTAATGAATTTTTGATACATCATTGGTTTGAGTTCTTTTAGGTTCATGTTTTGAAAGTAGGGGATGATATGCTTTTCGATGTTACGTTCATGCAAGATAAAAGTGTTTTTCCTTACATTGTCTTGCTTAAATAATTTTAACCAGTCTCTAAGGTAATGTTTTAACGAAGTGGGAGTAATCTCAACTTCTAAACCGTTTAATAATTTTTTCTCTTCTTCAGCAGCCGCAAGTTGTGCTTCTTTTTTTGTTTTGAATCCACGTTTTGATTTTTCTTTGTATTTTTGAGTATAGGGGTCTTTAAATCTTACTCGGAATTCCCAAACATCTCCGAATTTTCTGAAGCTAGCCATTATAACATTCCCTCTTTCCTTATAATTGTAAAGTGGCCAGATTAATCATCTAACCACTTTACTGGAGTTTCTTTATAACCTGAAACTTCATATTTTATTTCACCATCAACAACATGGATTTTCTCAACGATAGGGACCTTTTTAAATTCTTCTTGTTTGATGGTGCGTTTCTTTCGTTTTTCTCGTTCAGCGTTTAAATCAATAATCAAAATGTCTCACCTCCTTTTAGTAAGGCTTATAAAATTCTAACAGTTCAACTGGAATATTATTTTTGTATGCTATACATGCTTTTGTATCACCAGGTTGAATGGTCTTTTTATCAATTAACAAAAGCGCAGCAAACGTATTTGCTTCTATCTCTAATTTATCAACTGAAAAGAATGTATTCTTACGCAGAAAAGGTGTGTTTGCATGAGTGTGTAGGATTGCATGTCCTAATTCATGTGCACAAACAGTTCTTTGCATGGATGGAGACAAATGATTATTAATAACAATGAAACGATTTCTTTTTTCATATTTATAAAATCCGTTTATTTCTTCGTGTAAATCCCAAGTTAGTACATTTATCTTTAAAAAATCTGCAAGCTCATAGGGGTTATTCGTGTTGTATTTTGTGCAAAGTTGTTGGACTAGATCTCTTATGACGAATTTCAATGTTTTCCCTCCTAAGCTCGCATCAGTTATCGTCGGTATTACGATATTTCTTAGGAACGTATTTTTTATTGATTACTTTAGTTTGTTTCACGATGTACTCCATTGCATCTAATAAAGATTCTACGGCTTCTTCACTCATAGGCTCACCAGAGAACATTAATCCGTCTTCACCTTGAAGATCTCTTTTTATTTCTTCCATTCTTTTTGCTATGTCTTTCTCATCTTTTGAAGTAAGGTTACCTGTTTGGGTGGCGCCGTCTTCAGTAAGTAATAAATTAATATCAATATCTAAAGCGGAAGCGATTGTTCTTAATGTGTCTAAACTAGGATTGTATCTTCCGCTTTCAAGATCGCCTAGATAAGAGCGTGAGATATTGGCTTTCTCTGCTAATGCTTTTTGTGTCATTTTCTTTTCTTTCCGGTATTTTTTTATGTTTATTGATACATTCATAAGGCATGGTTCCCTCCTAAAATGTCGGTATTATCGACCTTTATAAAAAGTTTAATGCAAAAATGACGGAAAAACAATGATAAATCTATTTACAATATGACGGAAATACCGTACAATGAGTTTTGTAAGGCGGTGATTAATTGATGGAACATCATGAAACACTGGGGATGATAGTCAAAAAAAGTCGTCAAAATAAAAAGTTGCGACAAATTGAAGTATCAAAATCAGCTTCTATATCTAGGAATTACCTTTCTGATATTGAGAATGACAGGTATACCCCTAGTTTAAAAACTTTTATAAGGTTAGCTTCTGTTTTGGAGTTAGACCTTAATTTATTGACAAAAATGACGGAAATACAAGTTAGTAAGCGTGAGGAGGATTCTAAATGTACGATCAGTTAGCTGTTGTGGAAGAGGAGTTTTCATTAAGAGTTGTAAATCAAAGTGGCAAATTATTAGTTGATAGTAGAGAAGTCGCAAATATGATAGGTAAACGTCACACAGATTTATTGAGAAGTATTGAGAATTATATACAGATTTTAGAAAACGCAAAAATGCGTTCTCAGAATTTTTTTGTAGAGGACAATTATACAACTGAAGGAAATAACAAAGCTTACAAAAAATATCTCTTAACTCGTAAAGGGTGTGATTTGGTAGCAAATAAACTAAACGGTGAAAAGGGAGTACTTTTTACTGCTACATATGTTACACAATTTGAGGAAATGGAGAAGCGAATACAAGGGGAACAAGAAATGCTAGGCAACACTTACAGTCAGATTAAATTGCTAGCAACAGGAACAATAGATTTAAATAACAGAGTTACTTCCTTAGAAGAAAAAATTGAAACGCAATTAACTATTGATTACGGTCAGCAACGTATTCTGGAAAAAAGTAAAGCCAAAAGAATCTACTTCTTATGGGGAAACGAGCATGTAGATAGAGAAGTACATGACTCTACTCGCAAGCTATTTGGATTACTAGGACGTAACTTGAAAGATGCATTCAATGTAAATAGTTACCGTGACATTTTGAAGAAGGATTTTGAGGAAGCTTTGAACTTTATAAACGGCTGGAGACCAATGGTTTAAAAATAAGGAGGGAATAATTATGTTCAATGTTCAAATAGACGAAAATGTTGTGAAGGAATTATGTGTGGAAGAAATTCAAAAGAAGGTTAAAGAGTACGACGCTGAGTTAGCGTTTTGGGATACTAAGGAACTTAAAAAACGTGTATGTATGTCGTGGAATACAATTCAGGATCAGTTCTTCTTTGACCCACGGTTCCCAAAATTCAAAGTGGGTAAGAAATGGTATTTCCCAGCGAAACAAGTACAAGCATTTTTAGTTGAATGGGCAGAGGAAAGGATGGATTAATGATGTTTACAATTGATTACAACAATGTAAAAGTATCTGATTATCTTAGACTACTAGCTCATTATAAATTACCAAATAAAAAGCAGCGTCGATTAATTGAAAATAGGTTTGTATGTTTAAATGCTCTTTTTAAAAAGGCTGGTGAATCTAGTGGGAATTGAAAATTTAGTGTTACCCGAGGATGCTGAGTTAGCGAAATCATTACGTAATAAGAAGGAGAACTACATAAAGAATCAATTTTTGTTAACTCGTATTGCAAGTAAGAAAAATGTAGAGGGTAAAACCAAAGAATTTTATGAGACTTGTAAAGAGTATGAGGTATGTGGAGAAAAGGCTAAAGAGTGTGATAAGCAATTAAAGGAATTGATATTTAAAAAGAAAGAGAATGATAGAGTTCAACTTGTTGTAGAGCGTATGCGAGAGGTTGGAATTAAAGAGGATGTTATTCAAAAAGTTTTATATAAATAAAAAGAAACCCATAGCAGTGGGTTCCATTGAAAAACAAATCCAAAGTCAGTATATCACATGGGGTGATTACGTGGAAGAGCCAATAGAAAATCAATTACTACAAAAGCAGGTTGAAAAGGCTGTAAGTAGCTTAAAACTTATATCCGCACAGGAAGCAGATACCTGTAGAAAGTTAGATATAGATTATGTGATTACCATATTAACTAATAAACCATATGGCAGTATGCCGTTCTAGGAGGATATAAAACTATGAAATTGTACGAATTAACAAGTAGCTTCAATGAATTACAGCAAATGATTGAAGACGGGGCAGATTCAGAAGTAATTAACGATACACTTCAATCAATCAGTGAAGCGATTGAAGATAAAGTACAAGGTGCAGCGTTATTAATTCGTAATATAGAAGCGCAAGTTGAAGTGATTAAGGGAGAAGAGAATCGCTTAGCTGAACGCCGTAAGTCTTTTGAGAACAGCTGTAAAAATATTAAGGACTATTTATATCATCAGATGGTTGCTGTGGATAAAAGACGTATTAAAGGTGCGTTGATAACAGTAGGTATTCAAAAAAATCCAGCAAGTCTAGATGTTGCAGAGGATGCAGTTATTCCACCAGAATACATGATTCCACAGAATCCGAAGATAGATAAAAAAGCATTATTACTAGCGATTAAGAATGGTATGAAGTGGGATGGTATTTCATTAAAACAAGGTGAGAGTGTGAGAATCCGATGAGTGAAACTAAAAATTACTTTGCAGAATTAGCAGTTATTGACGTCAGTAAACATGTTGAGAAGAAGGGACGTTTTAGTTATCTAAGTTGGTCATGGGCTGTAGATCAACTTCTAAAGAAGTATCCTGATGCGACATGGCAAGTTGTTAGGTTTGATGGATTACCTTATATGAAAACAGAAGTTGGGTATTTTGTAGAAGTTGAAGTAACGGTAAATAACATCACACGTTCGCAAATTCATCCTGTATTGGATAACTATAATAAGCCAATCGCAAAACCTACATCATTTCAAATAAACACGTCGATTCAAAGGTGCCTAGCAAAAGCTATTGCACTACACGGATTAGGTTTGTACATCTATTCAGGTGAAGATATTCCACATGATGATGAACCTAAACAAGCAACTAAGCAACTAGATAACGTTCCACAACAGGAGCAACCTAGACAGGCAGAGGTTGCAAATGAACAAAGAATAAAAGCAATTCATGTGCAAATTAGAGAGTTGTCGGAAGTATATAATATGTCATTTGAAGAAACGAAGAACACTGTAAAACAGTCATTAGGAATTCAATCTTTCAAAGGAATGACAGTGCAACAAGCATCTCAGTTACAAAAAACAATAACATCGTGGTTAAACGAAGCGAAAGAAAAGCAACAGCAAGCACAATAGGTGGGTGACTGAAATGAAAACGATAGTAAGAGATGGTTCAATGCCAATAGCTTTGAATAGAAGTTTAGGTACTCGGTATTTACGTGATAAAAGGTTATCTGAATTACTTAAGCGCTGTCGTCGTTTAGAGTATGAAGGGTTTGATTACTTATTTCCTATTCGAAAGGTGTTAGAAACAGTTAAACATAGAAATGATGAAAATCCTCATCTGTTTAAAGGTTGCCTTGTGATGGATCGTGACCGGGGATTCTATTATGAAGTTGTTATGAGGAAGGTGAAGAGATGAGTAATTTATTAATTCATGAAGAACCATTACTTGTTCTTCCAGGACTGGCAAGCAGAATTGGTTTAAATGAGGCAATATTTCTACAACAAATACATTATTGGCTAAATAGATCTAAGCATTTTTATGATAAAAGAAACTGGGTATATAACAGTGTGGCAGAATGGGTTAAACAATTTCCATTTTGGAGTGAGAACACCATTAGACGTATTGTGAAGAATTTAGAAGATGAACAGCTTCTTGTTATAGGCAATTATAATCGAGCTAAGTTTGATAAGACGAAATGGTATTCCATTAATTATGAAAAACTCCGTTTGTTAGAATCCACAAACGATGTACCCAACTTGGGTAGACGGTATACCCAAAATGGGCAAATGGATGTACCCAATTTGGGTAAACCAATACCAGAGACTAACACAGAGACTACATCAGAGATTAAAGAATATATAGTCGAGATAGTAAACTATCTCAACGACGTGTGTGGTAGTAGTTACCGTTTAACATCTAAGAAAACACAAACATTGATTAAAACTAGATTAGTAGAAGGATTCACTGTGGATAACTTTAAAACTGTGATTGATACAAAAGCTAAAGAATGGCTAAGAACGGAACAAGCAAAGTATCTAAGACCAGAAACATTATTTGGTACAAAGTTTGAAGGCTATTTACAACAAGGAAAGGTGGAAGGAAAACATGGCTCTAGTAAAGGTAACAGATATAGCAAAGACCCTTTCGAAGAAGATGATCTTCCTTTCTGATACATGTGAGATTTGTAAAAAAGAACGTAAACGTACTGTTAGATACATGAAGATAAACGGTGAAGTAGTTTGTCCAGTATGTAAGTTGGCAGAAGATAATCAAAAGCTAGAAGCTGAAATGAATGTATTCCGAGATGAGAAGGAACAGAGAAAACGAAAAAGTATGCTTTACGATAAGAGCTTGATTAAAGATGAAACAATTAAACTTGCTAGGTTCTCAACTTTTAAATCTGATTGTGAAGAGGATGAAAAGAATTACACCTTAGCAAAAAGAGCGCTTGAGGATTACTTAAATGATGTGAGATTTAATTTAATTCTAGTAGGAAAAGTGGGTGCTGGTAAAAGTCATCTTGCCTACTCAATTGCTCATGAAATGAACGAGAATAGCGCAGGAACTGTTCTTTATGTTTCTGTATCAGAACTATTTGACTATATACGTTCCACGTTCAATGGGCAATCTGAGGAATCTGAGCATAGCATTGTTAATTTACTAGTTAGTGCAGATTTATTAGTGATTGATGACTTAGGTGCGGAACTAGGTGATATGGATGCTGCTGATCCGAAGGCAACTGCATTTGTGAATCGTGTACTGTTTAAAGTCTTTGATGGAAGACAGGGAAAGAAAACAATCATTACAACAAACCTAACAGGTGAAGCTGTGATGAAAGCTTACGACGAACGTATTACATCACGTATGTTCAACACATACAGACATATTGAGTTTAAGTATACAAGAGATAAGCGGAAAAGAAAGTTACCTTTTTAAGAGGTTGTAAAGGAGAGATTTTAATGATAGAGACAATAATTGTGAAGTGGTACTGCAAACATTGTGATGCACATAATCGCTTAGAAGTGCATCCAAATGGAGGATTTATGGATAAGGATTTTCATGCGTTATGCCGCAAATGTGAAGAATCTAGTTCAATGGTATTATCAGCTACTCTTTTAGAGAAACAAAATAGGGATAAGCTTTTATGACCATTACTGTAATTCGTCCTGATGTCCATATTTCAAGCGTTAGTAGTTGGGGAATGGTATTTACACCATCTCCGACAAACAACGCTGAATGGTCATGTGAAGACTATAAAAATACTACGGGGAAACGGATTGAAGAAATGTTAAAGAAAGCGAAGGGGAAAGAATGAAAACATATACAGGATTTGAAGCGATTGAAAGAATGAAAACGAATTGGATTAAAGAAAAGAATGATTATTTTGCACACACATTAAAAAAGGGTAAACATGAGGTTTTAGGAATTAGTAGCCAGCGTATTGTACCGTCTGCGATCGGTATGAATTTCTTTTTTGAAAACGAGTTTGTAGATTATGAAAAGCCATTGAATTTAGAGTACGGCGAAATGTTTGTAATGGAAAGCTCAAATGGGAAATGGTACGGAATTTTAAAAGAAGAGACTCAAACTAAGTATTACTTAATTATGGGATTAAAAGTAGGGGAATATCGTTTCTATGAAAATGGCTGTTCTTTCAAAAGATATCAGGGACGTACATTCCGAAAGGCGACAGATGAAGAGTTAGAAGAATTTGAGCGTTTCATGGTGTTTTATAAGAAGGATCGTAAAATGGACGAGTTTAAATTAGGTGACATTTGTGAACGTGAAGACGTCCTATATAAAGTAGTTGTTCAGACTGAGGACAACAAATTTGAGGGTGTTTTAGGTTGTGTAGCAATTAATGAAAAAGATACTCCAGTAAAATACTTTCCAGTGAAAAGTATGGAATTACAATTTTGTGTCGAGGACATGGTGGGGTAGTTTTGCATCAACACATCATAGATCAACTGATTGATAGAGGTATTTATAAATCCAAGGACGGGCTTCGAGATTTGTTCGAATGCTCGTTTGAGGAGTTAGTGGAAATGTTGGAGGGAGAAGAGTGAGCTTTAAAAAGGAAATGGCAATCATTGTGGTCGGCTGGCTTTTAATCAGTGTGACTATATTCTTACTAAAATACAAACTTGGAGTGAACTTATAATGATTCAGTTACACACAATTACATCTGAAGAGAAGAAACAAAACTTTGATATTACAGAACTATTTGAAATGCAAAAAGAACTGGATAAAAGAATTGGATATAAAGGAAATGACAAAATGGATATGTTGTTTCGTGCATTGCTAGTGGAGATCAGTGAAGCATGGAATGAAACTCGAGCGTTTAAGATGTGGAGTACAGGATTTGGAGTTCCAAAGAATGGCCTATTAGAAGAGTTAATTGATGGTCTCCACTTTCTTATGAACATTGTAATTGAATTGGATAAATGTACATGGAGACATGAACTTATTCCATCGTTCAGTATGCAATCAATTATGAGAAAAGATACAAGTAATGTAAATATGCTGTTCGAATGGTATATGCAAGATGTGTTGACTGCAAAAAGGGCATGGTGTCAGTACAGAGATTTAACCACAACAATGGGACATTTGAGACGAGCGTTTGGTATCTTCTTTCGTATTTGCTATTTGTACGGATTTACGTATGAGGATGTTATTGATTCGTATAAGGAAAAGAATGCGGAAAACTTTGAGAGACAGGATAACGATTATTAATCAGATTTGAATTTTATTAAGAAATGGAGAATTTAAATATGGATGTAAAGCTACTAGCACATACGCAATTATCTGAGGAGTTTATAAATTATTTGTCTCTTGTATCTGGTATTGGAAAGGAAGGATTTGATCCTACTCATGGACAAGTGGTAGCCTTATCAGCAATCCGTACGTGCTACTCGCCAAATAAACCTAGTAGGATTGTATCTTCAGAGGGAGAGAAGTACTTCAAGAGCAAAGCAACTGATGGAAAAGGTGGAAAAGAAGTAGATCGGCTCATTAGACATATTGTGGGTTCGGGGCATACTTCAACACTAGAGCATCTAACATATACCTTTGCAGTAGAAGGAGTTAGCAGAGCATTACTCACTCAGTTAACACGTCACCGTGTAGGATTCAGTTACTCAGTCCAATCTCAAAGATATGTACGCATGGGAAGCAATGATAAGATAGGCGGTTTTGATTATGTAGTGCCTGAAACAGTTAAGGCTAAAGGAGAACAAGTAGTTAAAGCATACAACGAAATGATGTACAAACTCCAAAGTGATTATGATCTGCTTAGAACATTAGGAATTCCTGCTGAGGATGCTCGTAGCATACTGCCAAATGCAGCCACAACCAACTTAGTCCTAACAGTTAATTTAAGGGCACTATTAGATTTCTACAATAAACGTCAAAAAGGGAAAGGTGCTCAAGCAGAAATCGCGGAGTTGGCAGAACAATTAAGACAAGAAGTTGTAAGAGTTGAAAAGTGGGTAGACGAGTTTTTCGAAAGTGGAAAGTAACAGAAGCCTAGCAAGATTACAAATAAAAGAGCAGCTAGCAAAAGCTAACTGCTCATCTCCAGGGGAATTGGAGACTGGTGTATCTGTATTATTAACGGAATATTGAGTTTTATTCAAAGGCAGAAATATATATTGTAAAAAAATCAAGGTTAAACCCAATAAAAAATAAGCATTGCAGTAAAACAAGATAGAGTCGTCAACAAGGTAAACTTCGCTGCAACTTTCCATTGTTCACTTTTAATATTTGAAGAGGAAAAAATATATTTTCTAGCTCCAAAACCTAATAAACAACCTCCGCATACTAAAGTTAACAGTCCGATGAGAAATCGCGAAGTTGGAAAGCCAGTAGGATCCATAGCAGTTAAAATCAACATTTTAAACGATAAATGGAGAACGAGTGTTAAAACAAAAAAGTAGCTAATAGCTAGTACCCATTTATTCATGCTTTTCATAAAAACCACCTCATTTCTTTGGGGTTAATAAAGTGAATTTTTTCTAATTGATTATATTATATCATCTGGGGACACTAGGCTTTCGGTATGTTTAAAACTTAATAAAATAATTCTTTTAAAGAAATGGAGATTTATAAATGGGAAAAAGTCAAAGAGATAAAGGAATGAGACGTGAAAGAGAATTTGCTAGTTTGATAGGTGGTGCTCGTGTACCGCTCTCTGGCGCGATGGATGGCTATTCAAATGATGTGAAGGGTTTAGGTCTTGAATGGGAAGTAAAAGCGAGGAAAGAAGGATTCAAGACGCTATATAACTGGTTGGAGGATGAACGTGAACAGCCAGATGCATTAGCGATTAAGGCTGATAGAAAACCTTGGTTGGTAGTTATGCCGTTGGATACATTTTTGAAAATGGTGAAGGAGTGAGAGTATGTTGGATATTGCCCTACCTGTTCTTAATAAAGAGCAGACAAAGAAGAATGTGCTTCAAGCTTTGAAAAAGTATCACCTATTTTTATCAAGTATAGATGAAAGAGATATAGAGCGTGTACAAGATGGTAAAGTGATCGGCATGAGCAAATCAGTTTTAGAACGAATCAACTATATTCAAGAAATACGAAAAGGTGTAGAGAAGCTGGATGCGTGGGATAAGCAACTTATTGAGTTAGCTTATCTAGGGAAAGAGAAGCCTAGTTGGATAAAGATGTGTAGGATATTGAATATGTCTCAGCCGGATTATTATAGAAAAAGGAATAAAGCTTTGTATGAGTTGGCTTACAAGCTGGGGATTGAGGTAGAACAATAGTATTTTTTGAAACAATCACTTAAACTAGAATTTAAAAAATTAAACTTTTACATTAAAATAAGTCATCTGAATAACCGGATGACTTATTTTGAATTAAGTGAACCTTAATAATGTAATTTATGGATTTAATGTTTATAATGTGCTAAATTATGGTATTATTTTTGATATAGAAAATTATGGAGGATAGAAAATGGAGCCGATAAAGTTTATAAATGAGAGGGATAAAAAAAATTTAATAATATTTATACATGGCTTTACAGGTGATCAAGAAACGTGGGGAGATTCTGATAATGCATTTGCAGAAATGTTAAGTACAGAAGAAGTCATAGATAGAAACTTTGATATAGCCTATTTTAATTATTATACTAAATTAGTTGATGCTAATAAGACGAAAGCTACATTTGGATTAATAGGAAAATTATTTGGAAAATCAACTAATGCTACAAAGAATATTAAAATAGAAAAGTTAAGTGATTTTCTTAAATCCTCTATAGAAGTTTATTGTTCAAACTACGAAAATATAGTGTTAATTGCACACAGTATGGGGGGGCTAATATCGAAAGCATATATTTTGAAGGATTTAGAAGAACAGCTAAATACCAAAGTAAAGCTATTTTTATCTTTAGCAGTCCCACATAATGGATCGAATTGGGCGCAAATTGGAAGTGCTTTATTAAGGAATAATCCACAAGTATTGGACTTATCTCCCCTAAGTGACTTTCTTAATACAATCAATGACGATTGGATTAAACAAAAAGAGGCTGTACCTAAAACGATATATTTTTATGGCCAGTTTGATAATATTGTAAATGAAACAAGTGCGATAGCTTATCAAGTGGATAGACAACATAAAATTGCTTGTAATAATGATCATTTTTCCATTTCAAAACCGGATTCGAAAAATAGTATTGTATATCGTGGAGTAAAACAAAAAATAGAAAAATTCATACGTGAAATACAATATGCTGAAAATATGAAATCTAGAAAGTTTAATGATGATGGAGAATTAGATGATGAGCTATTTGTTTTAAAACTTTTAATTGCAGAGGTGAATCAGAAATTAGTTTTAGGAGCAAAACAAAACTTTTTTAGTGCTGAATATATGAAAAAGGCAGTAATAAGTGCTGGATATAGTTTAAGTGAATTGGAAGAACTTTATGAAAATATAGAAACGTTGTATACAATAAATTTTTGGAAACTATCAGAGGGCGATATAGAAAGTAGTAATCAACTTATTGCGATAATTTATGAACAAATTCTTGAAAAACATAAGGATTTCTTAAAAACCTCTATCCCACTTATAAATGTGAAAAAGAAAATGGGAATGTTACATCAGATAGCCAATGATTTTGATAGTGAAATTTGGTGGGCCAAAGAACATTCTATAAAGGATATTAATGAATTCAGAAGGGCTAGAGATGCTAATGAGTAATCGAATTCCGTTTATTATACCCGAGATGGATTTGAATTTTCGATTAGCTAGATTACTAATAGTAATTGAGAAATTATCATACTCGAGTAAAAGTAATCCAATTCTTAATCTTGAAAAAATAGCGATTTTTGAATTTTTAATAAAATATCCTCACATTTTAAAGTTAGTAATTGAGGTGCAAAAAAGAGATGAAAATATCCAGTTTAACCAAGAATATATAGGGAGTATTGAATCTTTATTTCCAGATCGAAATGCATTAAATAATTTATCATCTGTGAGATTAATTTTAATAAAATTAATTCAATTCGATTTTATAAAGATTGAAAAGATAAAGAAAGAATTATATTTTGTAATAACAGATAGCGGTAAAGAATGTGTTAAAGAAATTTCATCGGAATATACTGATGAAATTGGGTTGTTCTGTGAAGGTTTAAAAGTTTTGAGATCTGTTAGCAATAATGAATTAAAAAAAATAATTACTCCCTTAATAGAAGGAGTGTAGAAATGAAAAATAAATCTCCAGTTTTAATTATTGAAAAATTAGTTTTGGTAGGGAAAGAAAAACAATATACAGTTAACTTTGATGAAGGTATAAATATAATTTATGGTGATTCTGATACCGGGAAATCAAGTATATTAAATTTAATAGATTATTTATTAGGTGCAAAAAAGATTTATTTGTATGATGAAATTGAGCAGCATGGTAGATATGGTTTATTGCAAGTGAATTTGAATGGAAAAGCTTATACTTTTAAAAGGGATATTTTTGATACTAAAAGTAATATAGAAGTTTACCCTACAGTTATTGAGGATATGGATAAAGTGTTTCCAGAAGAATACGCACCTAATTATGGGACGGAGGGACCATCTGGTTATTTTTCAGATTTTCTTCTCTCTAGCCTTAATATTCCTATTATAAAGGTAAAGCAATCGCCTTCTAAAGAAAATTCTGAAATGGTGAGGTTAAGTTTTAGAGATATTTTCAAATTTTGTTATTTTGACCAAGATGAGATTGGGAATAGGCACATATTAAATCAGCAAAATTATGCTTTATTTTCAAAAAATAAGGAGACATTTAAGTTTTTACATAATGTTCTTGATACTCAAATAACAGAGCTGCAAAATGGGATAAGTGAGAAAGTTAAAGAAAAAAAAGATTTGAATGCTAAGTATCAGATTATCTCTTCATTTTTACGTGAAACTAAATTATTAACTGAAGAAGCTTTACAAGAAGAAAAAACTAAATTATTGGAAAGTAAATTGCTATTAGATAAAGCTATAAAAAATATAACTAAAGAAATGCGAGTAGATAACGGAGAAAGAGAAGCATTAAGAGATATTGTTGTAAATTTAGAGCAAGAATTACATCAATTAGTAGAAGAAAAGACTTATAAAGAAGCGCAGTTAAATCAGAATATTAGACTTAGAAAAGATTATAATAACGATATAAATAAATTACAATTATCTTTAAAAATTAAAGACAGTCTTTACTTGAAAAACACTCAGAATGTAGAGTGTCCACTCTGTAATAATTTTATTGATGAAATTGAATTGAAAGAAGAGTTTATAGAAACAAATGAAGAGTTATTAAAGAGAGAAATTAATAGTATTAGGAATAGGTTGAAAGGTTTAAATAACATAAATGAAGACCTTAGAGAAGAGATTTACTTTTTAGAAGAGAAAATAGAGAAATTAAAAAGAGATTTGCAGCAAGCTAGTAAAATGTTAGATATCAGTTCTAAAGAATTTGTGTCTCCTTTTATAAAACAGAGAGATATATATATTTCGGAGTTATCTTCAGTAAATGAAAGATTAAATAAAATTGAATATTTCTTAAAAATAAGAAATCAATTAAAAGAGTTAAATGAAAAAGAAGAGTTATTGAGAGAACAAATAAGGAAATTAAATGAAAAATTAGATAAGCTTAAAGAAAATATGCCTTCGATTGAGTCAGTATTAGATAAAATCAGCTTATATATTAAAGAATTTTTGGAGTTTATTCCAATAAGGAATGCATATGGAATAGGTATTAGTGACAAAAAGTTCTTACCTGTTGTAAGAGGTAGGGAATATAGTGATTTGACATCAGGTGGGCTTAGGACACTTACATCTATAGGTTATATTGTTAGTCTTTTAAAAAATAGTCTTCTCACTGATACACACTATCCAAGTCTAATAATGCTTGATACCGTCGGTAAATATTTAGGAAAGACTAAAAAAGATGAAAAAGATACAAATGTTAATGAAGATAAAAAAGAACAATTAGATGATCCCTCAAAGTATGTAAACATCTATAAGTTTTTAGATGAAATGTCAATTTCTTTTATAAACAAACAAATTAAGCATCAAATTATTATTGTAGATAATGATTTCCCAAATGAACTAAAAGAAAAATATATGAAATATGTAGTAAAAAGGTTTAGTGTAGAAGAAGAGGATGGGTTTGAACGAGGATTTATTAATAATGCTACTCCAAGATAGAGGGTAGAAAAGAGCTGTTATATATACAGCTCTTTTAAAAAAAATGTGAATTTGGGAATGTTAGTTTATTTTTACTCGCAGATATTGAAGAGAAGAAAAAAGAATTATGTGAGAAATTTCAAGCTTATAATCAATTAGAGTGAGCCATCTGTAAAAATAGGTGGCTTCTTTTTGAATTAACTGTAGAAATGTTTTAAGGAGAGAATGAAATCATGGGACAAGTGATGAGAGAACTATATTCTCAAAGTAAGCAATATAAAGCTGAAATAATAAAACGAAAAGATGGTTTGTATACAACAGAAGTTTATAGATGGATGGAAGATTGCGGATATGAGTTTTGGAGCTCTATTAATCAAGGGTTTTCTTTGATAGATAGTGAAGATCATGCACAAAAGATAGCTATTGAACAACTGAGAGTGTGTTCCAAGGAAGTTTATTAAAGTAATAGATAATTTTTATTTTGATAAAAAATAGATAAAAAATATTATGAATTTCCCTGTATTATAAAAGTGTCATAAGAACTGCCACGGAAATGGTACTGTATGTTGTTTCTTGATTTATCTAAATTTCTCGGGCTAGGGCAATTAATTATAGTTTACTCACGAATAAACGTAAGTAAGGGTCCGACCAACGGGGGAGAGGGTTACACCTCTCTTTGAGCCGAGGATGTTCCTTCCGAATGTCCAATTGCTAATCATACTTTCCTCGGTTCAAAGAGGCGTGGGGCACCTCAACACTTTATTTCTCTCTTGAACTTTACCAAACTAATTAGAAGCATTAGCTACACTTACAGATTTGTGTCTATGAGGAACGGTTTTCCGTTTCTCTGACTGTATAAGTGGAATGCACTTGTGTAGTGAGAGAAGCGTAGAAATTAAATATGAAAGTAATAAAAGAACACTGTTATGTAGAGAAGTACAGTCTATATACGGTGTTCTTTTTTTGTTTATAAGGAGGGATAGGTTATGCAGGATTTGATTAAGCAATATAACACAACTTTAAGCCAATTGAGAGAAGCGCAAAAAGATGCTAAAGAGGAAGATATAAAGATTCTAACTGATATGATAAGCGATATTTCTTATTCCTTAGAATGGATGAAAAAGGCGAGAAGACCAGGAAACCGTAGAGGGGTGGAAAGGTTAGCTGCATATCAAAGAGAAAGAGCGTGTGATCCGTTACTGATGCAAAGGTATTTCCGTAGCATAGATGATAATCTATATGAATGGGACAATCACAAACAAGAACATGCAATTGGTGAATGGGATAAGATAAGGTTAGAAGATGCATTATCATTGTTAACGGAGCGGGAGAAAGAAGTGTATTTAATGTCTAGGGGGTATTGTTTAACATACAGGGAGATTGCTAAATATCTCAACATTACATGTAGTACGGTACAATCTATGGTAGAACGTGCTGAAAAGAAAATAGCAAGACAGGTAAACGAGAGCCTTTTCTGCAATTGCGGATAAGGCTCTTATCATTAATATTAAGAAAACAAAACAGAAGAACCGTTTTAAGTAGACTTGATAAAAAATATATTTGGAAGTAAGCGGAGGAATTTCAAGGGGAATAAGGAATTTAATGATAAATATAATGTACAAACTTAATGGATTTATCATAGAATAAAAAATGGAACCTTAAATTATTAATTGACTGCTCAAATGTAGAAATTTATAATTAAATTATAAGATTGAATTTTTTTGTTAGTGTTGGGTAATATATCCAATTGGAGGTGGGTTTATGTTACAAAGAAGTGTATTGAATAAATTGTTTTTAATGCGGATGATAAGAGTTGCCAAAGTGATTCATGGGCAAATGCGTCTTCAAAAACTTGTATTTGAGACAGAGAAGCGTACAAGAGAAAGAGGAAGTACACAGACATTTAATTATAAATTTATTCGATGGTATTATGGTCCTTATTCTATTGAGCTTTTGGAGGATCTTGAGTTTTTAGTAAATAGGGGTCTTGTAGAAAAAAATGGAGTTCCAGAGGCGTATGCATTAACTGATAGAGGTATAGAATATTTGGAAAAATCATCAGAAGTTATTTCTCAACTTTTTGATGAAGTTACAATGGCAGAAACTGTTCATGAATTGTTAGATTCTTCACTTTCTAACTTACTGGATACTGTTTATAGGACAAATTTAATTTCTAACTATAAGTTAGGAGAAGTAATTGAAGACTTAAAATATGTGGAGGTCGAAGTAAGATATGCCACATAATATTTTAAATCTTAAACAAGATACACTAAAAAAACTATTTTATTTTTTATGCGCTACACTTATTTTTTTTAGTGTATCTAGATGGTTAGATACACTTCCTTCTAATAGTTTTGCTGAAGATTATGGCCAAAGGATTTTTGCTTTAAGAGGATCTCTTCTAGACTTTTTATTAAGAATAGCACCATTATTTATAACAGTTGTGATAGCTATATCGTCATTAACTGTTAATTCATATACAGGAACTTTTTTGAATTTATTATTAGAAGACAAAACGTTTAAATACCTAATAATATTTACTTTTTCTTTTATTTGTTATCATTTGTTAGTGGTGTTTTTTATTGGAAGTCCTAATCAAGTAACAAGTGATTTTCTTATAGAGAATTTCGCTACATATACAGGAGATTTAATATTAGGATTTTTGTACTCAAGTTATATTTGTGCTGCTTCCTTGCATATATTTTTATATTGCTCTCCTAAAGCACTAAAGGGAAAATTTCTAAAGGAGATTGAGACTTCTATAGAAACTATTAATAAGGAAATATATTCACTTGATAAAGCGGAATTAAATACTTCTCATATTCATAGCTTAAATAATCAAATAGGACTTTTCACAAATTTATTAGTGCGATCAATTAAAAGTAAAGATTATAAGGATATTAGTAATACTATTCAAGATATAAGTACGATTTGGAAGGAATTTGTTGAGTACCCTAAAAATGATAAATCGAGAAATTCTATAAATGAATACTTCCATACTCAAATTAGAGAGATTGAATTAAATGAGACAAATATGTTTCCTAAAAAAAAGTTGAAAGCAAGTTCTGAAATTTTTCCTAATACCAAAACGAATACAGCTTCTAAAAAGAGTCCAAATATCGACAGGGAAGTAAAATATAGGATTTTAACTAACCCAAAGGTGAAATTATACAATCAAATGATTTTGGAATTAGAAAAAATATCAGGTAGAAAGTTTAAAGAGAAACAGAAAACTTTCGAAAATTGTGTAAATAAACTAGGGCAAGTTTTCGTTGACTGTTTTGATGTTGGATTTTCGCAAGGAGAATACTTTGTTTGTGATGAAATCTTAAAGTCACTTTATAAGATTTCAGAATCTAAAGATATTCACACTGAAGATATTGAAAAATTGTTTAAAATTTATAATGAAATTTTTGAAGTTACAATGAGGCATGACAAGAAAAGTCAAACAACAAAATATATTAATTCTATAATGAGTTATGTAAATAAAATCTATAACCAACATACTACTGGTATCAATGATTTTGATGTTTATTATCAATTTTTAATAACCGCTGCCAATTTAAATGATTCAAAAGTAACTAAATCTATACTAATGAAATTGCGTGAACTTTTATCAAAAGATGAATCAAACTATAAAGATGCAATCATTCAATTAAAGAAAATTTTGATGCATACTTTAAAGTTTAAGAGAATGAAATGCTTTGCAGAATTAATAAGGTTTACAGTTGTTAATCAATTAAATTTAGATATGATTAATAAAGTATTAGCTGAAGGAATTATCTTTGAAGATAATCTAGAAAATTTCCAAGAATTCTTGGATGAGTTAGCAGATCCTGCGGCGCAGCAGGAGGTTAACTATCGTAAGGAGATTTATTATTCTGTTAAGTTATATATAATATGGTACAGTTACTATACGCTGCAATTACGGATAAGTCCAAGAAGAATCGATAAGGAATACCAAGATTTACAGATACCAAAAAATATTGCTGAAGAAGTGCCATTTGAAATAATTAGGACTATATTGCTTGATGTAGAAACACATCTTGATAATTGGAGAAAATTATTTGTTACTCAAGAAAAGTATTACTTTGTTAAGAATACACATTTATTATTGAGACCGGCAGATAGAGACTTATTTTGTGATGAAATTGAAAAGTTTGGTGAAACTGAAATGTGGAAAAAAATGATTGAAAGAACGGGGTGTGTAGGATAAAATAATTGTTTTTTGTCTAATAGAAATAAGGGTTAAAATTACTTTTTTTAATTGGACATTAAAAGAAGCAAAGGGACAATATTTGTTTCATAATACAGGTTAATAAGATGGGCAAATATGTAAAAGGTCGCTTTTTAATAGAGCGACCTTTTTAATGGAGAAAATAGAAATAAAGTATATTGTTGTGTCTATTTTGAAATGTGGATGTAATGATTTGTTTGAGAGGGGGCTATCTGATTGGCTGAACGAGAGAAATCATTAGTTTAGAAAATTAAAGTATTTACCGAAATCAGTAAAAAATTATAAGTATATCCGTCTAAAAAAATAGGAAAATATTTAGGGAAGAAACAAAATAATTACTTTTTTATAAAGAAAAAAGAAGAAGAGAATGGAATTCATTCATTGAATACAAAGAGTATGAGAAGAGTGGTATCTATACAACTGTAGCATTCTTAAGGTTTTTTATGGATTTAACTTTTGCTTTAGGACTGCCTTTTTTACTCATTGATTTTTCTGCAACTATAGGTCCTATGATAAAAATTGGAGTAGTTACGGTTATTTTAGAATTGATACATAAATATATTCATGCTGACTATGTTTATTTTGAAAAGGATACAGAGTATAGGGACTATGAAATAAACCCTGTGAAGAAAATAAACTTAGAAAAGAAAAGCGATAAATAGTGTATAAGTAGAAAGAGCATCTGTAAAAGGTGCTTTTTTATTTGGAAGAAAACATAAAAGATACCTGAAAAAAATCTGCTTCTGGTAAGAAAAAAGATTTAAAAAAATAGAAAATAACGCCTAACTCTATTTACTTAGGTAAATAGATATGATATAATATATATAGAAAGAACGAAAGGAGGGAAACAAATTGGCAAAGTTAGCACTGATACTAGGAATGATACTTACAGCACTAACAATCATCGAAAAAGTCCTAGTCATCCACGAAAAAGTAAAAAAGCTCAAAACCAAACGAAAACGCCCTGCCAGACGTAAACGCAAATGATTTTGAGCGGAAGAGAGAAGCGCACCTTCTCTCTTCTATATACATTATAACAACTTGCCAATTTGTAAACAATATGAAGAAAACAAGTAATTCATCGAACATCTTAATTATTTTCGTTACACTGTTTTACTTTGCGTATTTTCGAGATTCAGTCGAAGCGAGTATTTTTAAAACTGTTTTGGATATTGTGTTAATCATTCTTTTAGTCCTTTATATAATAAATACGTCATTACGTCTTTATGAGATTTTTAAAGAAAAAAGAGGTGAATAAAGTGTACAAGTTTGAAGATAAAGAGCAACTGCTTTCTTTTTTACATGATGAGGTATTAACGACACCAGAGGTAATGGATGTTTTAGGGATTAGTAAAGCGAGAATTAGTAAAATGATTAAAGATGGTAAACTTGTACCATTTAAGAAAATGGAACGAGTGAGTTTGTTTCTACGTGAAGACATTGAAGAGAAGAAGAAAGAATTAGAAGTCTTGCGTAGTAAATATAGACCATATGAAGAGGAATAGCCGTTTGTATTAGACGGTTATTTCTTTTTGTGTAAAGAAAAAAGAGATGAAAGTGACTCATCTCTTTTAGATATTTTTATTTTCGATAACACCCAAATGCTTTTTTAGTGCATCTTGTAATACTTGAGAGTAGTTTACATTATTAGCTTTTCCCATTTTATCAAGCCAATGAGGAATGGTTAATGTTTTCTTGACTGCTTTATTTTCAATTTCACTACGGAACGGTGGCATCCATACTTCAATAAAGCCAATAACTTGATTCTCTTTAGTTTGGATAGAAGCTGGATTAGAAGCTGGTGGAATAATGCCTTTATTTTCTTCTATTTCATATAGATGAGTTGCTAACGTCTTTTTAGCCATTTCAAAGGCATCTTCATAATTAGTACCATTAGCATGACAATCTGCAAAGTCAGGAAATGTAACAGTAACCTGCTCATTAGAAAAATCTAAAATAGATGGGTAGATGTAGCGGTCTTGGTAAGTGCTCATTTGTTTTCCTCCTGCTAAATATAGTGTAATGGATTTACTTCTTAAATTTCTTGATAATTGAAATGGTAAAGACCAGAATCCATAAAATAATCACTACTAAGTAGATAGTGTCTAACATTTGTAAATTAGAAAAGTCGGTAACAATAAAGAAACGAATTGTTAAAAACAAACAAATAGTATTTAAAATCAATGAAGTTTTTGACATATAGATATGGGAGATGATAATATTTTTTTGAGAAACCCAACCAGTTGGTTGAGTTTCCCAATGGGTTACTTGCGTTTTCTTCGCTTAGGTTTTCTGCTTGGTCGGCTGGAACCTTTGCGTTGAGGACGCTTATTTTTTTCTTCTTTGATTTCTTTGAGAAGTATGTATATCGCTAAGATGAAAGAAGAAATCCCGCTTACTTTGTCTAAAATATCTAGAATGTCCATCTCCCTTATTCCCTCCTTTCTATACTCGTATTATAACACGTATTATAATACGTGTAAAGGTAATTTAATTAATTAATCCATATTTTTTTATAAAATAATATAAGGATATATATGATGTTTAAAGGGAAGTTATTGATAGTATTTGCATTCAATATAAGTCTGTCCAATAAGAGATAAAAGCTTTATTTTTGTCGTACAAAAGCCACCTAATAGTAGATAGGGATTAATGACAATTATGTTATATAAAACTTCATTTACCGTATTGGGTTTCGTATAACTTTATATAAAAGATAACCGTTCAACATTGAGCGGTTATTTGTTTTGAGGTGGATGTATGGCAAAGGAATATGCAAAGAAGTTCTATAAGTCCACAGCATGGAAGAAGTGTAGGGATTCATATTTTAAATTTAGATATGGATTGTGTGAGCGATGTAAAGAGACAGGGAAGATTGTTCATCATAAGGATTACATAACGCCAGAGAATATAAATAACCCAGAGATTACATTGAGCTTTCATAACTTAGAACTTTTATGTCAGGATTGTCACAATCGTGAACATCATGAGAAGAATAGTCCAGTTGTTGAAGGAGTAATGTTTGATGAGAATGGGGATTTAATACAAAAAGAATAAAAATCAAAATAAAAAGTGAACGCTGATATTTCCAAAGAAATAAAAGCCCCCCCATTTCAAAATCTTTTTCGAGTTCTCGAAGGACCGATGAGGTACCTTCACGTAATACACAGGTCATTTCGCGTGACCCCCCTACCCAAAATGCAGAAGAGATGAGGTGTTATTTATGGCGATAAAGAAAGAACTAACAAAAGAAGAACGGGTTAATAAAGAGATAACCAGACTTAAACGGATTTATAAAGAAATGCCAAAAGATACCCTCTTGGTAGTAGAGGGGCTAATTGTTGAAGCGGCAGATTTGCGTGTTCGATTAGAAGATATTCGAAAAGACCTCGATGAGAATGGTTATGATGAAATGTTCTCACAATCAGAGAATCAAGAGCCGTATGAGAGGGAACGTCCGCAAGCTCGTAGATATATAGCAATGAACAAAAATTATCAAAGCATTATGAAGCAATTAGGTGATTACGTTCCTAAGCCGGATCTAAAGAAGAAAGAAGAAACCGACGATGGATTTGAAAAGTTTGTGCAGAATCGATGAGAAAACAATATCTACTATCACATAATCCTATAATAGATTATTACAATAAAATTGAATCTGGTGAAATTGTAGTAGGTGACAAAGTTAAACGTATTTATAAGAAACTCGTTAGTGATATTTATAATAATGATTCTGAGTATGAATATGACTCTAATCGAGCTAATCATGTTATTGAATTCATCGAAAATTATTGTAAGCATAGTAAAGCAAAATGGGCTGGAAAACCAATTGACCTAGAACTTTGGCAACAGGCTTTCTTAGCCGCTACTTTTGGTTTTGTTCATAAAATTGATGGGACTAGAAAATATCGGGAAGCATTTTTAGTAGTTGCACGTAAAAATGGTAAGTCTACGCTTTCGTCTGGGATATGTTTATATCTACAGGTAGCAGATGGTGAAGGTGGTTCTGAGGTATATGCGGTAGCAACTAAAGAACAACAAGCTAAAATCGTTTGGTCAGAATCAAAAAGAATGGTTAAAAAGTCACCCGCTTTGTCCAAAAGAATAAAAACTTTAGTCAAAGAATTAACGGCAGATTTTAATGATAGTGTATTTAAACCAGTCGGTAGTGATAGTGATACATTAGATGGTCTAAATGTTCACGGAGCCTCCCTTGATGAAATACATGCGTGGAAGGACAAGAATTTATATGACGTAATTGTCGATGGTACGTCAGCACGTGAACAACCATTGATTCTTATGATTACAACAGCTGGGACAGTAAGAGAATCTGTTTATGATATGAAGTATGACGAAGCAGAAATGTTACTGAATGGATTAGAAGATAAAGATGGTTATACAGATGACCGTTTTTTACCTGTTATTTATGAACTTGATAAAAGAGAAGAGTGGACTGACAAAACCAAATGGGCTAAAGCAAATCCAGGTTTAGGTACCATAAAGAAAATAGATAACTTAGAAACGAAAGTAAATAAAGCTAAGGCTAATTCTCTTTTAGTGAGCAATTTATTGACGAAAGACTTTAATATTCGTGAAACATCATCAGAAGCATGGTTAACATTTGAACAATTGAATAACTCAGCTACTTATAATATCAAAAAATTGAAACCCTCCTATGGAATTGGTGGTTGCGATTTATCTTCAACCACCGATCTAACAGCAGCGAAGGTTATTTTTATGGTCCCAGAAGACCCGCACATTTATGTGAAACAGATGTATTGGCTTCCAGAAGATTTATTGGAGCAGCGAAGTAAAGAAGATAAAATTCCATATAATTTATGGCACGAGCAAGGAATATTAAGAACAACACCGGGAAATTCCGTTCATTATAAATTTGTCACGAAATGGTTCTTAGAAATACGAGATGAATGTGGTATTTATCTACCTTGGATTGGCTATGATAGATGGTCAGCTAAGTATTGGGTTGAGGAGATGGAAGGATATTTTGGCAAAGAATCTATGGTTCCTATCGCACAAGGTAAACAGACCCTTTCTAGTCCAATGAAACTTTTAGGAGCTGATTTGGAATCTAAGTTAGTCAACTATAACAACAATGCAATTGACAAGTGGTGCCTTTCCAATACGGCTATAGCTATTGATAATAATTTAAATATACAACCAAATAAAACAAAGAACCAAAGACGTCGTATTGATGGCACAGCGGCACTTTTAAATGCATATGTAGTTCTTCAAGAAAAACGAAATGACTACCTCAACATGATTTAAGAAGGAGGTGAGAATTTGGGGTTATTTGATAAGATATTTGGAAAGAAACAGGCTCCTACTACAACTCGTTTTGAAATGATAAACGATAATGGTGGAGGTTTTTTTGCGTGGAATGGGGACATCTATCAAAGTGACATTATACGAGCGTGTATACGTCCTAAAGCGAAAGCGGTTGGTAAGCTCATAGCCAAGCATATACGAGATAACTCAACTGAATTTAAGGTGAATCCAGATTCTTATATGAGATTTTTACTGGAAGAGCCTAATCCATTGATGACAGGACAAATGTTTCAAGAGAAAATGGCTGTTCAATTAGAGTTGAATCATAATGCATTCGCTTATGTTAAGCGTGATGATTTTGGTTATCCTACTGAGATTTATCCTATTCCATGTACGACAGTTGAAGTTGTAGAAGGTGCACAGGGAGACATCTTTTTAAAGTTCTATTTTAAAAATGGTAAGCAGATGACGATTCCGTATACAGATATCATTCATTTGCGCAAAGACTTTAATGATAATGACTTTTTTGGAGAGCATCCTGGTAATGCTTTAGCGCAGTTAATGGAGATTGTTACAACTACTGATCAAGGTATTGTTAAAGCAATTAAAAATAGTGCAGTAGTAAAGTGGATTCTTAAGTTTAAGTCAGTACTAAAACAAGAAGATATTGATAGTCAGGTTAAAAACTTTGTAAATAACTATTTAAATATCTCAAATGATGGTGGAGCAGCTTCTTCTGATCCGCGATATGATTTAGAACAAGTGAAACCTGAAGCGTTTGTACCAGATTCAAAGCAGATGCAAGAAACAGTACAACGTATTTATAATTTCTTTAATACAAACGAAAAGATTATCCAAAGTAAATATAACGAGGATGAATGGACAGCTTATTATGAATCAGAAATTGAGCCATTTGCAATGCAGCTTGCTGGGGAATATACCAGGAAGCTTTTTTCACGTCGGGAAAGGGGATTTGGTAACAAGATTATCTTTGAATCCTCTTCACTTCAATACGCTTCTTTAAGTACAAAGATGGATTTAGTTCAAATGGTTGATAGAGGAGCTATGACACCAAATGAATGGCGTTCAATTCTTTCACTTGGACCAATTGAAGGTGGATCTAAGCCGATTAGAAGATTAGATACAGCTTTAGTTAAAGAAGGAAATGTCACTGATGAAGGAGGTGATGATAATGAACAAGACGGAAAAGAGGGAACTACTGAGTAGTGCTCTTGAAATTAGGGAATTAGAAAATGGCCTTCGGACAATTTCTGGTTATGCAGTTAAATGGGAAATGAAATCTGTAACTATGGGCTATTGGCAACGATTTAAAGAGCAGTTTAAAAAAGGAGCTTTCACAGAGTCCTTGACTCAAGATGATCAATTAGCTTTATGGAGCCACGATACATCACAAGTGTTAGGAAGAACTAAAAATGGTACTCTTCGTTTATTTGAAGATGAGATTGGACTAAGGTTTGAACTAGAATTAGCCAATACAACACTCGGAAATGACACATATGAGACGATTAAACGCGGTGATGTAGACGGTGTTTCCTTTGGGTTCCAAATGGTCAAAGAAGAATGGGATGAATCAGATCCGGACAATGTAGTTCGTAGTGTAACAAAAGCTAAGTTACTAGAGATTAGTCCAGTAGCTTTCCCAGCTTATCCTGATTCGCAAGTTTCAGCTAGAAGTCATGACCCATATAAACAATTTGTGAAGGAACGCAATCAAAAAGAATTACGTAAAAAACTAATTTTAAAAACATATTTATAAGGGAGAGATTCATTTGAAAACATTACAAGAAATTTTAACTAGAAAATCCGAAATTCGCTCAATGTTACAAAGCGATAAGGAAGTAGATTTAACAGCATTAGAAACAGAGTTACGAGATCTGGAAGAAACACAAAAACAAATTGAAACACGACAAAGATTATTAAAAGAAGCAGAGGAGATTAATAATAATCAAATGCCTGAAATGCGTACAGTTGAAACATTTAACAATGAACCTCAAAAACAGGACGTAGAATTAGAGACTTCTGAAAAACGTGGACAGGCTCTAATGGAAAACCGTGCTGTTACAGTTGGAAGTGGTAATGTAGTTTTACCTAAGCATAGTGCAACGGATATTCGTCCAACTTTCAATGAAGTGTCTACACTGATTGATCGTGTTTCTTCTAAAACTTTAAAAGGTGGAGAGAGTTACCAACAGCCGTATATTAAAAGTTATGGAGAAGGTGATTACACAACTGAAGGTAATGACTACAATACATCAGAAACAACTTTTGGATATGCTGATATCACAAAAGCAAAAGTTACAGCTTATTCAGAGGACACAGAAGAGCTTCAGAAATTACCAGCAGCTGATTATGATGCTGAAGTAATGAAGGGGATCACAGTAGCTACTCGTAAGAAGTTAACTCGTGAAATTTTAATTGGTACAGGTGCGACGAATCGACTTGCTGGTATTTTCTCGGCAGCAGCTACGGCAATTGATTCAGCAACAGATTTAGAAATTTCAGCAATTGATGCATCTACATTGGATGAAATTGTTTATAGCTATGGTGGAGATGAAGACGTAGAAGATGCAGCAGTATTGATTTTAAATAAACTAGACTTAAAAGCATTTGCTAAGCTTCGTACATCTGATGGTAAAAAGGTATATAACGTAGTATCACAAGGTAATTCAGGAACAATTGATGGGGTACCATTCATTATTAATAGTGCTTGTAAGGCTGTTTCTGATGCTAAAACGACAGCTGGACAATATAACATGGCATATGGCCCTTTATCAAACTATCAACTTACTATCTTCTCGGATATGGACGTTCAACGATCTACAGACTTTAAATTCAAGCAAGGTATGATTGCTCATAGAGGCTCTGTTTTTGCAGGGGGTAACGTAATTTCTAAAAATGGATTCTTGCGAGTGAAGAAAGCGGCTACTGTATAATAGTCGCTTTTCTTTATGGTATAAGGAGGTGTAACAGTGAGTGGGAAACCGTTGAATAAATATGTTGTAAAAAGAGCTTTTCGAGATAAATTCACTTTCATTCATTATAGTGTTGCAGATTCATATGAATCAAATGACTCAGAACGTGTAATGTATTTACAAGATGAAGGCTTCTTGAATAAAGAAAGAATTATAGATAAACAAGAAGGCTCAAAAGGACCAGTCCATGTTGGAGGAGGATATTACGAACTTCCAAATGGTGAAAAGGTTAAGGGGAAAGATGTAGCTTTGGAAGCTTTAAAAGAGTTAGAGCAAGTTGGTGAATGAATATGATGCTTGATGTTGTGAAGAAAGCGGTACGCATCTCACATAATGCTCTTGATGATGAACTTGAAGATTTGATTGAAGCATCTCGATATGATTTGAAGTTATCTGGTGTTTCTCATTTCAAGGCAAATGATGACACTGATCCTCTAATTAAAAGATCAATTATTACGTATGTAAAAGCTAATTTTATTTCTGACGCAAAAGAGGCAGAACGGTTTTTAGCATCTTATAACATGCTTAAGAATCATCTAACTTTAGCGGGTGACTATAAATGAATGATATTTTACTATTCCCAGTAATAACAATTACTAAAGACGAATTAGGTCAAGTTGAGGAAAATGAAGTATTTAGTAGACAGGTATTTTGTAAGAAAAAATCAGTCCCTCAATCAGAATTCTTTCAAGCTGGACAAAGTAACATCAAGGCCAGTCATATATTGATTGTTCATGTTTGGGATTACCAGGATGAACGAAAAGTGAAGTACCGAGATAAAAAATATAGCATTTACCGCACGTATGAAAGAGACGATGAAAAAATCGAACTTTATTGTGAGGTGAAAGCAGGTGTCTAATATTGATACTCTGGCAAGTGATATTGCTAGGGAATTGCAAAGATACGCTAATTTAGTAGAAGAAGATATAGAAGATGCTAAAGAAAAGGTTGCGACTGATCTTGTTAATGAATTGAAACAAAAAAGTCCTAAGAAAACAGGGAAGTATGGTAAAGGCTGGCGGAAAAAGAAGGATGGCAGTGCAATCATTGTTTATAATGCACTGAAACCACAACTTACACATTTATTGGAAAAGGGACATGCTAAAGCAAATGGTGGCCGTGTAGCAGCTAAGGTTCACATTGCTCCGGCAGAAGAAAAAGCGATAAATGAACTAATTGAACGTGTCGAAAGGGCGATTCAACAATGACATTAGGTGAATTAAAGAAAATTCTTGATGCTACAGGTTATCCTGTGGCTTATTCACATTTCACAGCAACGCCAACTAATCCGGTTCCAGCGCCACCTTATATTTGTTTTCTTGTGGACGGATCAGCGAATTTAATGGCTGATAACAAGGTATATCACAAGATAAATAACTTAAGTATCGAGCTTTATACAAATAAAAAAGATTTAATTGCTGAAGCAAATCTTGAAAAACTCCTAGACAATTATGAGATTCCTTATGAATCCTATGAGGTTTTTATTGAAACTGAAAACCTATTTCAAAAAAATTATGAAACGAGGTTGATATAAATGAGTGAGAACAAAGTAAGTTTTGGATTGAAAAATGTCCATTATGCAACATATGAAACAAAAGATGGGGTAGTTACATTTGGAACACCAATTCCAATGCCTGGTGCGGTTGAACTAACAAATGAACCACGCGGTGATTTAATTGAATTCTATGCCGACGATATGCTTTATTACTCAGCGGATAATAACCAAGGTTATGAAGGAACGTTAAATATTGCACTTCTTCCGGAGCAATTTGTAATTGATGCGTTAGGTGAACAATTAGATGAGACAGATGGTGTATTAAATGAGTTGGCCGATGCAAAAGGTAAACCATTCGCGCTGTTATTTGAGTTTGATGGTGATGTGAAAGCAACTCGTCATGTCATGTATAACTGTTCAGCAAGTCGTCCTAATATTTCATCGAAATCAAAAACGAATTCAGCTGAACCGAATACAAACGAGCTTAAATTCGTCGCGAGCCCAATTATTCTAGCAACTGGTGGTAGACCGATGGTTAAGACAAAGACAACTTCTAAAACTACACCAGCAATCCATGATAATTGGTACAAAAAGGTCTATGTGAAAACACCAACAGCACCAAAAGGAGTGTAATGAGATGGAAAAAACAATTGTAATAGATGGTAAGCAAGTTCGACTGAAAAGTACAGCAGCAACTGTTAAGCGTTATAAAGCGCAATTTAGACGTGATTTGTTTGCGGATATGATGGCTTTAGGAGCCATTGGTACATTTACGCCACAAGATGGTTCCCAGCCTTCTATTGACCTCTCTAATGTAGATTTAAAGAAAATAGATTTTGAAGTTATTTATGATTTAGTTTGGTTATATGCTAAAACCGCTGATCCGAATCTTCCGGATCCAATTACATGGTTAGACGGATTTGAAGAGTTCCCTATTTATGAAATCATTCCAGAGATTAACGATATGATTCAAAGTACAATGGGAGCAAAAAAAAACTAAAGAAAAGTAATGAAGAGCAAGGGACTTTCAGTGATGAAGAATTCACGACTGATTTGTTCCTTGCTCTTTGTTATAAATCGAAATTAACGAGTTGGGATTTAGAAGTAATGACAATAGGTGATTGCTTTGATTACATTGCTGAATTTGCTGAAATGGAGAATCCAGACAAAGAAAAAACTCGTAAAGCAAATCAAAAAGACTTCGATTCGTTCTAGGAAAGGGGTGAGATGATGGCAGGAGGAAGAATTAAAGGGATTACGATTGAAATTGGTGGTGAAACTACCGGACTTCAAAATGCGTTAAAAGATGTTAATAAGCGAAGTAATGATTTAACCAAAGAGCTTAAAGATGTTGAACGATTATTAAAATTTGATCCAGGTAATATTGAAGCTTTAGCTCAAAAGCAACAGTTACTGACTCAGCAAATTGAAAACACCACACAAAAGTTAGATAAATTGAAGGCAGCGGAACAACAAGTCCAAGCACAATTCCAAAATGGAAAAATTTCCGAAGAGCAATATCGCGCATTTAGGCGTGAAATTGAATTTACGGAAGGATCGCTTAATGGTCTGAAGAATAAGCTTGGAAACATGAAGGCTGAGCAAGATAGTGTAGCAAGTTCAACAAGACAGTTAGAAACATTGTTTAGCGCTACTGGAAAAAGTGTTGATGATTTTGCGGGAGCATTAGGAAATCGTCTTGTGAATGCAATTCGAAGTGGAACGGCTACCAGTAAGCAGCTAGATCAAGCAATTGGAATTATCGGACGAGAAGCATTAGGAACAGAAGCTGATATTGAAAAGTTACAACGTGCGCTTCGATCTGTAGATGCTGGTAACTCGATTCAACAAGTACGAAACGAACTAAGAGACTTACAACAGGAAGCTGGCAAAACAGAGAAAAAGTTTGAAGGATTAAAAATAGGATTAGAAAATGTTATAGGTGGAATGGCAGCTGGTGGCGGTATTGCAACCGCTATTGAAAAAGCAATGGATATGTCAAGTCTACAAACAAAAATTGATATCACATTTGATGTTCCAGAGTCTTCGAAAAAATCAGTGGAAGAAGCTATTAGGGGTGTTAGTACTTATGGTATTGACGCTGAAGAAGCATTAGAAGGTGTTCGCAGACAATGGGCATTAAATAAGGATGCTTCTGATGAAACAAATGCCGCTGTGGTTAAAGGGGCAGCGACTATTGCAGCATCTTACGCTGGAATTGATTTTAATGAACTTATACAAGAAACCAATGAGATTGGTGCAACGTTAGGTATTACTAACGAGGAAGCATTGGGATTAGTTAATACATTATTAAAAACAGGATTTCCACCAGAACAATTGGATATTATCGCTGAATATGGGGATCAGATGGTTCAAGCTGGATTTTCAGCGAAAGAAGTCCAAGGAATTCTGTCTGCAGGAGTCGACACTAAAAGTTGGAATATCGATAATCTTTTGGATGAAAAATTGTCCCTATGAGTGGTGACATTCATAGAAAACTCCTTTAATTCAGTGAAACTCTCAAATGAGACAATACTGAGCGAAGCCTTTAACAAAGGAACGTGCAACGACTAGCTGAAAAGCGTAGGGTGTAAGTTAATGACATCCGAAATGGGGAGCATCTTATATAAAAGATGATGATATAGTCTGGTCTGTATAGTGATATACAGAAGTTCATAAGAGAACTGGCAGGATGTTGCGAGTCCTGTTGAACATATCGGGTGTTAAAGAAGGACGTATCAAAATGGCTGAGTTTGGGGCCGGTGTAGATAAGTCTATGCAAGAGGTTTTAGATAAAACAAAGATTTCGGCAGATCAGTTTGCAAAATGGGGTCAGGCAATTGCTGGTGGCGGTGAAAATGGACAAAAAGCTATGCTTGAAGCAACCAAGGCCTTAGCTGGTGTTGAAAATGCAACAGACAGGAATGCACTTGGCACGAAGATGTTCGGTACTCTTTGGGAAGACCAAGGGAAGAAAATCATAGACACCATCTTGAAAGCAGAAGGTAAACAAGTTGATTTAAAAAAAGGAGTAGAGGATTTACATGGTGCTACTTCTAAAATAGATGCAAGTCCAGCAGTGAAATTCCAAAAAGCAATGCAAGATTTACAAATGGCTCTCCAACCGGTACTTGGAGTAATAGCTGATGTTGTTGCTAAAATTGCTGACTGGATTTCTAACAATCCTAAACTAGCAGCCACACTGGCAGCCATTGCAGTAGCGATAGGAGTAATAGCAGGAGCATTTATGGCTTTAGCACCAATAGTTGTCGTCATATCGGGTGTAGGGGCTGCAATGATGGGGTGGGTAGCGTTAATCGCTGTGGTTGTAGCCGCTGTAGTTGCCTTAGGCGTACTAATTTATCAAAATTGGGATTCTATAAAACAATGGACCATTGATGCTTGGAATGCAATTGGAGAGTTCTTAGTAGGAATATGGGATGGGATTGTGCAATGGGCAAGTGAAGCGTGGAATAGCATTAGTGAATCTACATCAGCAGTTTGGAACTCAATTAAGGAATTTTTAATAGGTATATGGAATGGCATTGTAGAGTTTGTTGTAACCTGGGGAACCGCTATTCTAGAAACGTACGTTGGTATTTGGACATCCATTTTTAATTTCTGTATGGAAATCTGGAATGGAATAGTTGAATATTTAACTTCAGTTTTGCAAGGGATAGCGACTTTCTTTACAGAAATATGGACTTCCATTTCTACATTTTTTCAAGAGACTTGGAATGGATTAGTCGCTTTTGTAACTCCTGTTCTACAAGGAATTGCTGATTTCTTCTCTATGATTTGGAATGGTATTTCTACAGTGATCCAAGCTGTATGGAATTTCATTAGCCAATACTTACAAGCAATTTGGACGGCTATTTTATACTTTGCTACTCCACTATTTGAAAGCATCAAGAATTTTATTTCTGAGTGTTGGAATAAGATTAAATCTACTACAAGTCTTGTATGGGAAACGATTAAGAATTTCCTAGTTTCTTGTTGGAATGGACTTGTGTCATTTGTAACGCCAATCTTTGAAAAAATCAAATCTTGGATTGTTAGTGTGTGGGATACAATAAGTTCAGCGACGATGGCTGTGTGGAATGCAGTTAAGAATTTTTTACAAGCATGCTGGAATGGATTAGTCGCTATTGTAACTCCAATTTTTGATGCAATAAAAAACTGGATTGTGAACGTCTGGAATACTATTAGTTCTACTACTAGTGCCGTATGGAATGCGATTAAAAGCTATCTTTCTAGCTTATGGAATTCAATTGTTTCCACAGCAAGCTCAATTTTTAATAGCATTAAATCAGCTATTTCAACTGTTTGGAATATGATTAGTAGTGCAAGTAGTAGCGTATGGAATAGCATTAAGTCTACACTTTCAAGCATCTGGAATGGCATTAAATCCACAGCCTCTTCAGTGTGGAATGGACTAAAGGATGCCATCATGACTCCTGTTCGTTGGGTCACAAATGCTGTAAGTGGGGCATTTGATGGAATGAAGTCAGCAGTATTAGGCGTTTGGGATGGAATTAAGAGTGGTATTCGTACAGCTATCAACGGAATCATTCGTATTATTAATAAATTCATAGATGGCTTCAACACACCGGCAGAATTGTTGAATGAAATCCCAGGAGTAAGTGCTCCAACTATTCCACATGTGCCAATGCTTGCTAAAGGCGGAAAGCCTGTAGGTGATGGTTCATTTATCACAGGAGAAGCTGGACCAGAGTTATTTACGAAGAAGGGTAATTCAATTACAGTTACACCTTTATCATCGAAAGAAAAATCACTCGGTATTACTGGAACTATGAATCAATTAATGGGTGATATGAGCCGTATGATGGCTAGTTCTATGAATCAGCTATCCAGTTTAAAGTCTGTCATGAGTGGTGTGTATGGAAGTATGTCGAATAGCAGACAAGCCGTGACAAACAGTGTATCGAATCAAGTATTTAATCAATCGTCTGGATCATCTGGTGGCGGAGTAATCCCAATGCTTGGCGGTGATTTAGTTGTTGAGGTTCCTGTTGTTTTAGAAGGGCGAGATGTGGCACGTGGCACTTATAGATATACAACCGAGTATCAAGAGAGAGAAGAAAAAAGAAACTCAGACTTTTAGGTTTGGGTTTCTTTTATTTTATAAAGAAATGAGGTGTCAAAATGAGCTCTTTCAAATTTAACAATGAACGTAAAAAGTATATCCAAATTGCAAAAGGTTGGAAAAGACCAACTTGGGCACCATTGAAACGTAATTTTCTAAGTACTCCAGGATATCCAGGGGCAAGATTATTAAATACACAAACAGAAATGCGTGTTTTATCAATTCCTGTAGGGATCATAGTTCCTGATGACACTGATTTAGAAATGGTAAAAGAAGAAATTGCAAGTTGGTTAATAACGGACCAACCAGTAGAGCTTATTTTTGATGTAGAACCAAATAGAACATATTTAGCGGTTGTGGATGATAGTTTTGATCCAGATGAATTTGTAACACTTGGAATAGGAACTCTTACGTTCATTTGCCCAATGCCATATAAGTTAGGTCCTGTACAAAAGAAAACCTTGGCTATCGCAAATGGTGACTTAAAAACTAGTTTTCTTAATAAAGGTTCTGTAGAGTCAAATCCAATTATTGATATAAAGGTGGGCGCACAGAGTCCTTATCTCGATGTATGGAATGATGATGAATATTTTAGGATTGGTTATCCCACAGGGGTAAAAACTCGTGTTGTGAAACAAAATGATCGTCTCATATGGGACGAAATGACTAATTTAACCATTTGGGAAGCGATAACTGGAAAAATAGGAATTTATAAAAGTTCAGGGGCTATGAAAGTTTGGCAAGGATACGCTTTTACACCCGATTCGTATGGAACGGGAGCGAATGATGAGTGGCATGGTCCATTTATGAAGAGAACAATTCCTAATACAAGTGGAGTTATTCAAGATTTTAAAATTGATGTACAAATGAATTTTCAGTCTGAACATTGGAACAGAATGGGCAAAACGGTAGTAATGCTTTTAGATGCTAATGACAATGTAATAGTTGAATTAGCAATGGCTGATGAATATATGAGTCATGAAATGACAACAGCACAAGCAATTATTGATCCAGGAAGTTCTAGAAAGTGGATTGCTGACGAGATGGGCATGTACTCTGATACATTTAACGACTTTAGAGGACATGTTTCAGTAGCTCGCAGGGGGAAGGAATGGAGCTTCTATTTTGCTAAATATCGTAAGAACACTGAAATAGATGATGCTAGTTTTGTTCGTACATGGCGAGACGATTCTGACAGTAATCCTATGACTGCTAGACCAGTAGCAAAAATAGCTGTAGGGTGTATTGCTTATGGTACAAATCCGCCAGTTGATGTCGCATTTATTGAAGATGTTAAGTTTTGGAAGGTTAATACTTTAACAATAGACGAGACTCCTTATATTTTTGATATAGGAGACAAAATACAGATAGATACAGAAAGGTCATTAGTAACAATAAACGGTATAAATGCAATTGCATTAAAAGATATATTCAGTTCATTTCCTGTTATAAAGCGAGGGCAAAATGCAGTAATAATACGACCAGCTAATGTAGGGATAGCGGAATTAACGTATAGGGAGCGATTCAGATGAGAACACCAAGTGGAGACTTACATGTTGTTGATTTTAAAACAAATCAAATCGTTTCAGATATACAACCTAAAGACTATTGGGATGACAAACGACATTGGGAAATTAAGAATAATATCGACACACTAGAATTTAGGGTATTCGAGAATACAGATCATGCAACGACACTTGTACAACAAAATTTAGTATTAAAAGAAGTACGTGGTGGTAGAATCGTTCCTTATGTCATTACAGAAACGGAAAAAGATTCTAAAGATAGATCGTTAATGGTTTATGCATCTGGTGAATGGATTCAACTTGCTAAAGCAGGAATTATCGAGCCACAAAAAGTAGAAAGTAAAACATTGAAACAATGTATGGAAATAGCTCTTAAAGGGACAAAGTGGACAATAGGTAAAACTGAACATGACGGAGCGCATTCAATGGTAATTGAAGAATTTACTGATCCATTGGATTTACTTAAGAAAATTGCCGCTTCATTTGAATTAGAAATTCAATATCGTGCTGAAGTTGTTGGGTCTAAAATCGTTGGACGCTATGTGGATATGGTTCGGAAACGAGGAAGAGATACAAGAAAAGAAGTAACCTTTGGTAAAGATTTAATAGGAATTAAACGTATTGAGAACTCTCAAAGCATTTGTACAGCCTTATTAGGCTTTGTAAAAAAAGAAAATGGAGAATTCATTACAATCTCATCCATAAATAAGGGGGTTCCTTATCTTGTAGATGATGCAGCTTATCAACGCTGGAATGAGAACGGAAAACATAAATTTGCTTTCTACACTCCACAAACAGACGACCAAAATATGTCTCCGGAGAGACTTTTGACTCTAATGAAAACGGAAATGGGTAAGCTTGTGAATGCTTCCGTTTCTTATGGAGTCGATGCACAAAATATAGCAAGAATACCTGGTTTATCACATGAAGAAATCAATGAAGGAGATACAATTCGAATTATAGATGAAGGGTTTACACCTAAGTTATACCTTGAAGCTCGTGCTATTGCTGGTGATGAATCTTTTAAAGATCCCACACAGGATAACTATGCATTTGGTGATTACCGTGAAATCGTTGATCAAAATGAAGAGTTGCGGAAACTTTATCAACAAATGTTATCTAAAATTCAAGACAAAGTACCTTCCAGTATTTTTGAAGCCCTAAAAGATAAGGTTAATCAACAAGGCTCACTTATCGACAGTACAAATAAAAAATCAGATCAAGCTTTAGAGGAATCTAAGGCAGCAAAGGACATAGCAGACGCTTCCCTTAAGTATGCGAAAGAGAACACTGTAGATATTATTGAGCAGCCAACACCGCCTACAACTAATCTAAAGGATGGGAAAACGCTTTGGAGTGATTCAAGCGATCCCAATAACAAGGTTCTGAAGCTTTGGAAGGGCGGGGCATGGGTAATTGTATCTCCTGACACTAAACCACTTAATACGACTCTTACCCAGGCTCAGAATGATATTATAAAAGCGAAGCAAGATATTATAACAGGTCAGAACGCTTTAACCTCTGCTAAGTCAGAGCTACAGGGCAACATTAACACCGAAAAGCAACGTATTACAGATTTAACTACTACAGTTGGGAAGAAAGTAGATAAGACTTGGATTGACCAACAACTATTAGATAAAGCAGATAAGTCAGGCGTATATACGAGAGATTACATTGACCAAAACACTGTAGGGAAGCAGGTATATGAGACAGACAAGGCGGGTAACGTTCAGAAATTCACTGATATGAGCACAGACATTACTCGTAACGCTAACGCTATTAAGTCTAAAGCAGAGCAGTCAAGTCTCGATACTACTAATAACAATGTGACAGGCGTTACTAACCGTGTTACTACAGTAGAGCAAACAGCTACAGGGCTTACTAATCGTATGACTTCAGCAGAAACAAAACTCAATACCGCAACGGGTGACATTTCAACACTGAAGACGAAAACGAACACGATTGAGCAAACAGCTAACGGGTCTGTGCAGAAGATTGAAGAACTGACAGGACGCTTTGATGGTATGAGTATTGGCTCTGTCAATATGATTCAAGGTACCGAAGAGATTTTCAATAACCCTTCTGCAACTGGGAACTTTAACAGCTTTAAAGTTGTTCCCTCACCTCACCCTAAATATGACTTGCGAAACAAAGAACTTACTATCTCTGTTTACTTCACAGGTAAAATCACTGCTAAAGGGACTAACCCTTGGCTTGGCATGGAGCTAGGTTTTACTTTCATGGATAATACGACTCAGTTCCTTAACGGACGTATTGACAGCAAAATAACGCTTAATCAGGACTACTTAAACGAACGTTTTGTATTTATTGTGAAAGTGAATGATAAGGAAATCAAGTCGGTCAATGTAACGCAGGGGGCAAGGGACTTAACAGGAAGTATAAAACTGTTTAAAGGTCAAATTGAGGAAGGAAACAAAGCAACTGCTTGGAAGCTATCGCCTGAAGAGTTGACAACTACACAGCAATTTACACAGAAAACGAACGAGATTATAAATACAGTGGATCAAAACACTCAGAAACTCACTTCTGTAGAGACTACTATGAAGAATGCCAAGTACGGGCGTGATAACTTAATACCTACCTCAGGTATGTTTTCTAACACAGGTGGTTGGATTCCTAACACGCCTGCAAGCTCAACTATGGAGATTGTGACAGAAGACGGCTTTAATGCTATGAAAATCAAAGGTTCTATCCGTGCAAGTAATACTATTACACTTAAGCCTGATACAGAATATGTTTACTCTGCAATGATAAAATTACCTGTCGAGCAGTTTATTTCTGAGGGCTCAGGTAACCCCCTTCATTTTTGGTCAACTATAGGAGCAAACCCTCACACAGCCGTACAGAGGGCTATTTTAGAGCCTGCTTCAAAGAAAATCCTTGCTAATACTTGGACACGTGTTAGTTACAAATTTAGAACACTAGCAGGAGCAGAAAATACGCTATTCACTCCTTTCATGTATTCGCAGGAGATTATTAACTCAAACGCTTTCGCTTACATTAGATACTTCCAATTGATTGAAGGGAATCAAATTACAGAGGATTGGCAAGCGCCTAGCGGGGATGTTATTAAGAAAACAAACGAGATTGTACAAACAGTAGACAGCACTATCTCTCGTGTATCTGCTGTAGAGAATAGACGGACAGGCTCGGACAACTTACTGAAGATAGATAGTGCTAGATGGGTTGTAGCTCCAAAGAATACAGGGAGTGAAGGGGATAATTACAATTACGCAAACTTACCTGTTAATATGCAAATGGATCGTACCTATACAGTCTCTGCTCGTGTTAAATTCACAGCGGGCACAGATACACATATTACCGTTTATCCTTACCCTAACGGAGCTCAATACAACGCTGAGATTAAAGACGGCTTCATATCACATACTTTCAAGAAAACAAATGCTAACACGGTTAGTATCCTTCTCTACACAGGTAAAGCAGGGACTACACGTGGAAAAGGTGTAGAATTTACTGAAATTATGATTACTGAAGGGGACGCTATAGTGTCATATGCTCCACCAAGTCCGACACTTGACGTATTCACTGCAAAGACTAACGAAATTACTCAAACGGTTGATACGAATAAGCAAAAAATCACTTCTTTAGAAACAACGGTTACTGCTATCAATGACGATGTAACTAACTTATTCATGGACGCAGGTAGTTTTAAGGGCTATTCCACATCATATGACCCTCTGAAACGTTGGCTTTTAAAAGGAGCAGGGGCTAGAATCTCAGCAGATACTTTCCAAGATAATGCCGTAACGGAAACTCAGTCCAGTTGGTCAAGTGTGGCGTATAACTTTAAAGACCTAGTTGACAGAGGGGTTGTTAAAGTAGGGGACATTCTTAACGTAAGTATATACATGCGTATTAAAGGATTGCCCGCAGGACAGACAAAAGTTGTAACGTACTTCTTTAGAGGTCAGAACAATGGGAAAAGCTTCAAAGTTGGTAATACGTGGGCTAGATATGATGTAGAAACTACTGTAACGGCTGATATGATGACAGTTAGCGGGGCTGTAGTAGAGAGTTATATGAGGTTTGAAGTCAATGAAAATACGGGAGCTACTGCATGGTTTCAACAAAGTCAACCCCAATTAACTGTAGGGAAAAAGCTTTACACATGGAGAACTGCACCCGAGGACATTTCTACTTTAGTTGTCAGAACGAATGAGATTTCTCAAACAGTCGATTCTAACATGATGACTATTACTAGGGCTGTCCAAGGTGGCGGGGAGAATTTCCTGTATAAGTCTTCAGGTGAAAAAGGTGAAGTTGCTATACTGCATGACGATGCTACGTATCTATTTAACAAAACAACTAGAAACGCAAATAACATGGATCATATACAAATGACTTGTACAGACTATACAGACGCTTTTTACCAAATGGGAGCAACTAATTCTAATGCAATGCATGGATTTAGTGCAGGGGAAACTCTGACGCTATCATTTGACAAAAGGCAGGAATTAACAGGAATGCAAACAGTTATATTCCAATATGACGGGATTTCTTGGAGTGAATCAGAAGTCAAAACGTATGCTCAACTTAGTTGGTCACGTGAGTCTCACACTTTCACTTTAAAGGCTAACACTAAAGGGTGGATGATTCGCTTTAGATTCCCACGTGTAGCAGAAGCTAATACTAAAAATATATGGTTAGCTAAGCTAAAACTTGAAGCAGGTTCTATTAAATCTCCTTGGAGTCCTAACAGTATTGAGACTATGAGAACGCAGAACACTTTAAAACAGGACGTAGACAGCCTTTCTTCAAACATTACAAGCGTGTCAAACCGCACTGGATCATTAGAAACTAAATCGAATAATCTGCAGCAGTCCCTTGACGGCACTATTTCCAAAGTAAACACTCTTACCACTACTACTACAAATCAAGGTACTCAGATTACACAGCAGGGCACACAGATAACTCAAATGAATAACGAGATAGGGCTGAGGGTTAAATCATCTGAAATGACGGACTATATCGCTAATCTAGGTGCAGAGAACGAGCTGAGAAACTCAGCTTTTGAAACTAAAACGATCCACCCGACTACAGGTATCATTACAGGTAGAACGCCAAGCCTTGACAAATGGGGTAGCAATATTCCCGCAGGTATCGGGGGAAGTATCGTAGCAGAAGCAACACGAAACCGAGAAGGCTACAACTCTGCTAAAATCGTTGTCACAGGTGCAGGCACTACAGACCGTTACACGGGTATTTCTCAAAATATACCTGCTTCTATAAGTAGCGGTGATTATGTATTCGGTGCTTGGTTCTATGTACAAGACAAAGCCTTAATTGATAACGGGGCAGTTATTAAGCTTCAATTCTTCAACGGTTCAACGGGCTCTACTTCAGTACAGACAGAGCTAGCACCTAAATTAGTCAATAACAAATGGGTGTATGCAGAGGTTAAAATTACTGCACCTGCTACAGCTATTACTGTACTAAGAGCAGATATATGGGTAAGACGTAACGGTACTCTGTGGGTATCTCAACCAATGCTACAGTATGGCTCTAATGCTTCAGCTTTCATGGAGCACCCGCAGGACTATGTGAACTATGACGCTCTAGTAGGGGAAGTTGCTAAGAAAGTTGCTACAACGGATTATAACGCTAAGATTTCAACTATTGAGTCAAGCATTACACAGGCTAACAACAAGATTGACCTAAGAGTCTTAGCAACTGATGTGTACAAGAAAACTGAATCAGATGGACGATATGGAAGTAAAGCCATAGTAGATACGCATGAGAGCTCTATTACTCTTCTAAAGAATCAAATTATCTCGAAAGTAGAAGCAGGCGGGATAGCTTCTGCGATTAACCAAACACCTCAAAGTGTATTGATCCAAGCAGGTAAGATTAATCTTGATGGGGCTGTTACAGCTAAGAGTATTCAGTCACAGCGACTCGTAGGCGCTACGATTAGTACGCTCGAGCAGAACCAGATAGGCGGATTTATCGAGATGAACGCCCAACACTTTGCACTTAAGCACAGACTAGGGCTTAACACAGTACCTGTACAACGTGGTTACTTTGGATTCATGCCTAACATCGGTAATACTCAGCAATACATCCGTACTTCTCTTGTACTAGGTAACAGTTATGACGGTTTTAACGCAGCAGCACTAGAAGGCGCTATGTTCATAGAGCATCAGGCACCTACGAACAACAAATGGGCTGATGCATCAGCGCGTATCGGTATTGCTAAAAACAGAGACGACAGTAATAAAGGTGTCGTATCTAAGTCTGAGATAGAGTTTGGCAAAACAGGTAATATTGAAATTATCGCTCGTGAGGGCAGAATGAACCTTAACGGTAAAGACGAAATGATTATCGGTACTGGTGGTCCTACTACATTTGCATCAGGCGGAGGAGTTTGGACGTTTGAAAACGGTAGAGGGTACTTCCCAATAACTAACCGAACGCTTAAAATAGTCGACAAACGTGTATCTGAGAACCGTGATAATGCTGACACCGATGTGTTTCTTGGTAACTCGTTTATGATTCGTTCAGCTAATGACTCAGCTTACTACGACTACGGTTTACAGATTAAGAAGCAAAACGGTAACGAGTGGGCTAACCTTTGGGCTGGAAAAATCCGTGCTAGTAACTTCGAGAACACATCAAGTAGAACTATCAAGGCGTATATCAAAGACATCGAAGTTAACGCTCTAGATACTATCATGGAGCTAACGCCTAAAGAGTATTACCTTAAAGCAGACGTAGCTGAGCTATACAGACAGCGACAAGAGCGAGTAGACAGCGGTGAAGAGACAGACCCTATCACTCTTAAAGCTATTGATAAGCAGTACGGATTCATCGCAGAAGATGTACCAGAAGCATTAGCATCTAGAGACAGAAAATCTGTACCATCTTACAAGCTAGCTACAATAACTGTAGGAGCAGTACAGCAAATTCGCAGAGAGCAACTAGCTGACCAAGAGAAAATTGCTAGCCTAAAAGCTGAAATTGAAGCAGAAAAACTTGAGGAAGTTTCCATTCAGACTGAACTTAATGAGTTAAAAGGTGTGTTAATTAGTCAAGAGGAAAGAATTGCGAAGTTAGAAGAATTGTTATTACAACAACTAATAAATAAGAAACCAGAGCAGCCATAAGCTGGTCTTTTTTTATTGCCTAAAAAGGGGTGATCAAAGTGGAGGGGTTACAAGAAGTAAGAAGTGATGTTCAAGAAATAAAGCAAGATATTAAGGACATTCGCTTAGAGATTAAAAGTTTAGAAATGCGGACAACCGGTAACGAGAAGGACATTATCAATATCAATAAACAATTAGATAAGATTAGCGCTAATACAACTTGGATCTTACGCCTTATTGTTGGTGGGCTTATTGGGGCGGCTCTGACCTTCTTCTTGAAAGGAGGTGGTATGTAATGATTGAAATTACGGTAATGATTGGTGTTGTTGTAGGATTATCACAAATTGCAAAAACAGTTGGGATGCAAACAAAATATGTTCCGTTATTAAATTTAACGCTAGGCATTACGCTAGGCGTTTTATTTTTGTCCCAAGATATCAAAACGAACATATTTCAAGGAATCATTATTGGACTGTCAGCAAGTGGATTATTTGACCACACAAAAATTATAAAAAAGGATGCCGATGTAAAATGAAAAAGAAGTGGAAACATATTTCATCTATAGTTGTTGCTATGATTTTAGTATTATCAATTGGAACAAACGTATTTGCTGATAGGGTTTTGATTATTCCTGATTTACCAAAACAACCATACCGTAATGGTGTTGGCGCTTATGAAGGTGTTGTAGCACATTCTACAGCTACCCCAGAAGCTCCAGCTATTAATATTCAAAAATATGAGTCTCGCACATGGCGTTCAGCATTTGTTCACTACGCAGTTGATTGGGATGAAAAAATTCAAATTGCATCTACTAAATATCGTGCATGGGGTGCAGGCTCAGCAGCGAATGCTAGATTTGTTCATGTTGAACTGTGTGAAACAAGTGATCCGATGAAGTTCAAACGTTCTTACGAACGATATGTAGAGTTGATTGGGGAAATATTACGGGAACGAAATATTCATCCTTCTAAAGGATTATGGACACATAAGGATATTACTTATAAATTAGGTGGTACAGACCATGAAGACCCAATTGATTATCTTCGTAGTCATGGTGTATCAGAGGCTAAATTCCGAGCAGACGTGTTAAAGGCTTATAACGGGAACTCTGTTACAGTGGATGCTAAACCACAAAAACCAAATGAAGTACCTGGTACAGTAGAGGTGAATGGTGTTGCATACATTGAGGGGGATAATGTAAATCTCCGCTCTGGACCATCAACAGATAATAGTATTATCCGTAAACTACAAAAAGGGGAGGCTTATAAAGTATGGGGTAAATTAGGAAACTGGTTAAATCTTGGTGGTAACCAATGGATTTATTATGATACCTCATACATCCGTTACAATGGGAAGGAAACTTCTACTGTAGCTGGTAAAAGAGTTGTTTCTAAAGTGGACAATTTACGTTTCTATGAATCTCCATCTTGGCAGGATAAATATGTTGTAGGCACCGTTGATGAAGGATTAGGGTTTACAATTATTGATAAGGTATCGGTGAATGGTTCACCGCAGTATAAAGTGAAAAATTCAAAAAGCAGTGTCTTCTATATTACAGCTAGTTCAACATATGTAGAGGTACCGTAGAATAAAAAAGCCGATTTCAATTAAGGATTCGGCTTTTTTTAATGTTAAGATATTTAAAATTTACTTTTAGATAATGCCTTTAATATTGGATTTATGATTTTACTTAATAAACGAAAACCTCTAAATATAGATTGAACAACCTTCAAACTATCTCCCTCCCTTAAATTAAGGTAATTATACCAAATTCTATTAATACAAATTGAAATAATGTAAACGTATTAAAAAATAAGTAATAAAAAAGCCCTTCTCGTATGAGAGGACTTTGTTATTTTATAAATCAAATTGAACTTGTTGACCATCAGTAATCGTATCATACGACTTTTGCTGGTAGGTTGAACCTGTAATAAATTTCACATTAGTAATATCTTTTGGATCTCCATTAAAGAACAAACCTAGGACACGTTCTTGTTTAACTTTTCCAAAGTATTCAAAGGAAGTGTTTTTTTCTGTAATGAAATTGCGATTTGCTTCTAACTGTTCACCATTATTTAGTACTACCTTGTCAAAATTAAGGAAGTTAATATTTTCATCTGAGGTATTTTCCACTGTGTAAATAACTTGAATATAATTTAGTTTTCCATCGTTAGTGGGTGTTGTTTGATAGACTTCTTTAGCCTCAGTTAACATTTGTTCTGGAAGGTCAGATAGTTGAAATAGCTTGATGTTTTGAACAGTCATTTTAATTGGAGCTACATCAATAGTTTGATTAATTTCTTTAATTTTCATTAACTCAATAACTCCGCCTTGAGCATTGTATTTTTGCTTTTCTCCAACTTTAGTTAGTATTGTTTTTTCGTTAGTTTTCGAATTGCTTTCTTTAATACCTTTTTGGTCTGAGGCAGTAGGTGCACTCTTTTCTTCTGTTTTTTCTTCTGAGCCACAAGCCACAAGTGCTAGGGAGAAAAATACAGAGACAAGTAATAATAGATACTTTTTCAAATTAGTTCCTCCTAAAATATATTGCGATATTAAGTATAACAGATGTACGTTGGTTTTATAGGATAAAATTAGATTTACAGGGAAAATATTCTTAAATATAGTTGACTTAAGTCAACTTAAGGTGTATAATAAGAGTATAAAGAACAGGAGGTGAACAAAGTGGATTGGTTAATAATCTTAGGAACGCTAACAGCAATCGCAACATTCTTTTCCCAAGTATCAACAGTTGTTAAAAACAGCGTAGATACATACTACAAAATCAAAGAGGAAAAAGAAAAGAGTCGCTCCCGCCAAGAAGTCGACTCCGAATAACACCACAGGGGAGAGTAATCTCCCTTGTACCTAAGATTATAACACATTCCATATAATATGATGAAAAAGTTTATTTGGACGAATATTCCCGTAGTTTTGATTTTAGGATTTATCTTAGCGATACTGGATTATGACAATCTAAACAAATGGGGTTATGTCTTTATAGTATTTAGCATAATATCGTTTGTACTAATGATTGTAAATATAATTACTCTCTATATAAAGGAGAAGAAAAATGTATAATTTTGAAACTAAGGAAGAACTAATAAAATTCGTGAATGATGAAATTGTGAATACGTCAGAGGCATTGGAGATTTTGGAATGCTCGAGGCAGAATTTAAATAAGTTGGTGAAGTCGGGGACATTAGTACCGATTAAAGAGATGGTTCGAGATCGTTTATTTTTTAAAAAGGATATTTTAAATAGGAAAGAACAGATGAAGAAGTAAATTATCCAATTATCCAATTATCCAATTATGCATAATTAAATTGAATTAACTTTTTATTTGTATATAAATTTAAGTAAATATTTCGAGTTACTTCCAATATTTACTTAATGTGTTTTTGTATGATAAAGTAAATAAATATAGAAAACAGAGTATGAAGAGGAGAGAATTATGGAACGGGCAATTGGAATTAGAGTAAGTCCTACAGAAGTTTATTATACTATTTTAGAGGTTAATGAAGAGGGGCAATTAGAGTTCATTAATGAGTCTCTTATTATACCTAAAGCATTAGATATACCGAGAAAGTTATCTTATATAAGGACGAGTCTCTATTCATTAATATGTGAACATGGGATTACAAAAGCTGGTTTACGTATAGTCGAAGGGAATTCACAAAATATTGATACGTTTAGAGTGAATATTGAGGGAGTTATTCAGGAGCTATTGGCAAATAGTACAGTGAATTATTATTTTACTGGAAGACTTGATACAATAGGGAGCAAGTTTAAAAAAAATAAATCTATAATGAAACAATGTTGCAATGCACAAAATAATATATTTAATATCCCACGTTGGGAAAAACTACATAAAAATCATCGAGAGAGCTTTCTAGTAGGATATGCTACGATTTATAGAGAATATGAGGTGGGAGAAGATTGA